CCTTCGGCGGTAGTTCTAAACATTAGGTTTCCGTCGGGCGTAACCCTTGTTCCGGCGGGAATAACTACATCAAAAGGCAACGGTTCTTCCACATAGAACCTCAAAGTAGTAATAGCCGGCTTTGCCGGGAGTCTTTGAACTCCGTAAAGTTCGGCTAAGGCATCAAGGTATTCCCCTTTCGCATAGCAGAGGAGGTTTTGATTACCGGTGTAATTAATCGCATGTTTGAGAAAAGTTACCACGTACGCTAAGGTGGAAAGGAAGTTATAAACAGGGTCCGCCGGGCGGATTGTTCTTTCTGAAATCGTTTGGTAGGCTTTTATCAAATCGTTCAAAATTTGGGTACTATCCGCCCGGACAAATTCCAGCATTAGAGATTAAAGATGAAAGTAAGCGACTTTTCTAAGGGGAAATAATTCCCTTTAATCCACATACCAGCGAGGTTCCTTGAATATGCGTTTTAGCAGTCTTTTTAACTCTTCTTCTGTTAGGCTGGCTATCTGTTTGACTTCGTATTCCGTCATTTTCCCTGCTATATTGAAGGTGAGATTTGTATTTAGAATTATTTGTCCTCCGCTGGTTTTAACCGCCGGTATAGATACTGTTTGAAGTGTTGGAAGTTCTTTTAAAAGTGGGATATGTAGGGCGTTCGTTAGAGCTTTCACCAATGGCAATGGAGTAATACTTTGAGCGATTGTTTCAATCAGTTTGAAACCGGTTTTGTGCAAATCTCTTAAAGGTCCTTCTTTTGCAGGCGAAAAAGGTAGGAATCTTCTAATTTTGGATACCACACTTTTAATAGCCTCTATAGGTTTTTTGGCAACTGCTTTAATTCCCTCCCATAGTGTCGTAATAACCTTTTTTCCCGCCTCAAAAAGGTTAATACCTCTAAGAAAGTTTAGTAGTTTTTGGAACCCTTGTATTAGAAGACCCAAAGGTGTCCATTTAAAAACTTTCCAAAAGATTTTGACATGTGACTTAAACCATTCTACTACTCCGGAAAATGCGGATTTAACTTTTTCCCAAACCGATTTAAAGAAGCCTGTAATAGCTCCCCACTTTTTGTAAATAAGATATGCAACCCCTGCTATGGCGGATACCGTAAGGATAAACCATCCCACCGGGGTGGTTAGTAAGGTTACAGAGAATGCTCTTAAAGCTCCTATGGCAGTTACTATACCGGTGCGGGCTATATTCAGGAACCCAAAAGCTATAGCCCTTAATGATACGGAAAGAGCAATGTTTTGGCTAGTAATTAATGTAACAACAGTTCTCCAAAATAGCAATCCGTTTAGAACCCAACTTAAAGCCATACCGAGAAATCCGAGAACTGCAACGAGAGCGGAGAAAGCTATGACCCCACCGAGGAGAATTCCCGTTAATGTCGGAAACTTCTCTGCCAAAGCCCTAATTGGAGACAAGACAATATTGAGAACATCCACCAGTTTTTTAAAAACAGGAATAAGTATTGAACCTATTGTGATTATTAAGACTTGGAATGAAGCTTTTAGTTGTCTTAGGTGAAAAGCAAGAGACTGTGACATTTTCTTAAAGGCTTTCTCTGTAGCTCCCGCAGAGTTGTTCATCTCTTTCAAGGCGTTCGCAAACTTTTTTGAGCCTTCCCCTGTTAGTTTTAACACTGCTCCAAAGGCTTCTATTGAGGAAAAGATTGTTGCTAAAAGTTTCTTTTGTTCCGCAGTGTCGTCTGTATATTCTCTTATTGCGTTCATAATGTATTCCAAAGTTCCCTTTAACCCTTTCTGCTTTAAGGTATTTGCATCTACCTGAATTCCTAACTTTTCAAAAACCTTTTCCGCTTGGTCGGTAGGGTTTATGAGAGATTCAATCACATATTTCAATCCTGTAAAGGCTTCTCCTGTGCTATCTCCCATTGTGGTTAGGGTTGCCATTGCGGCTAAAACTTCTTTTAGTTGGACCCCGGCGGTGGCGGATACACCTGCTATTTGGCCTATAGATTGGGCTATTTCGGAGAAGTTCGTCTTCCCGAGTTTAATAGCCGTGAAAATCCAATCGTTAATCTGCTTTGTCGTATAACCAAAAGAAGCCCAAGCGTTTTTAATAGAAGTAAGAGCATCTACCGCGGTGAAGATATCGGAAACTCCCGCTATAGCAGCTTTACCCGCTTCCTTTAGGAAGGATATAGCTTTATCGGGGGAAATTCCCGAAGAAATAGCTTGATACATAGCTTTTGCAACGAGTTCGGGGCTTTCCCCCAATTCCTTTGACAATGTAAGAATTTGTTTTTGGAATTTGACTTTAAACTCTTTAAAGGACATGTCGGTCAAAGTAGAAATTTCTGCCATAGCTTCTTCAAATCCTGCGGACATCAAGATAGGGGAAATCCCCACCCCCACTCCTATAGTTCCTTTTAGAGCCAAGCTTTGAGAAAACTCTTTCAGTTTTTCTACCTGAGCTTTCGTTTCTTCAAACTTTTGCTTAGCCTTTTCTACCGCCTTCTCTAAAACCCTAAATCCTTGTGCTACTTTCCGAACCTGATACTCTACCGGGGTAAGGGATTGTTTCATTTGTCTTACACTATCCACTGTTTTTCGTATCTGAGAAGAAACCTCTCTAAAAGGTTTGGAAAACCCGTCCAAAACCTTTAAGAGGATTGAAAGCTGGTATTTATCAGCCATGGGGGGAAAAGTTAAAAGAGTTAAACCCCAGAGGGGGGAATAGGTTCCTTTTCCGTTTCTTCTAAGGTTTTTAGAACCACTTTCATTAAATAACTATATAAGGTTATAGGAAGACGCAGAACATCGGTCAGGGGGCTGTTTGTTGTTCTGCTAAAGAAGATTGCAGATTTTGTAGCGTTTCGGAGGGCATTATTTCTGATAGATGGGGTGCAAGCTCTAAAAAAACCGATGCCGGGAGCTTCTTAACTTCGTCATAAGGGAGCCTTTTGCCGTCAAATTCCGCAACCAGGGATATGAGAGCACAGAGGAACTCAAATGAATTTCCTTTATCTTCAAGACCACCCGCTATGCGTTCCGCCTTTATTAAGTCTTCCACGGTAGGTTCTCTAACTATTACCTCCTTCACCTTAAAAGGGTTTTTTTCTATCTTAACCCTCATACCTTATCCTCCTTTTAAGACATTCCGAGGTTTTGCCTAACTTGGGAGAGGTAATCGGTTCCGTTAATTTTGCAAATGTAATTCAGAATATCCACCTCTATAACTTCTTTGCCGCCGAGTTCCACTTTTATGTAATTAACGGAAAATTCGTATTCCTGTTCTTGGGGTTTGCCTTTTTCCAATTTTCCAATAGGGGCTTTTTTAGGGATACCTTTTAGAACTATTCTTAATTGCTTGTGTTCAAACTCTCCACTAACATTATTGAAAAGTTGAATATCTGCATATACCGTTAGTTGGTGGTTTTTGGGTTCTGCTAACTTAGTAAGGTCTTCGTAAATGGTTCTAAACTTTATCTTTGCGGTAAGGTCTTTAAAATGTCCAATGTTCGGAACCTCGGGTTCTCCCGCTACTCCAAAAGGGTCAAGTTTTTCAGTTACATACTCCAAATCCGGGAGTTCTATTGAAGCTACCCCCAAGAGGGCGTTGTTTTCATAATAAACCCTTGCATCGTTAACCTTATCGGGAATCATCTTTTAACCTCCATTACTTAAATAGTTCCTGCCAATAGGAAGGGTCATATTCCGCAATAAACTCTATTAAACGGGCGGGAGAAGGCGGGGTAATATACACGTGGAATTTGATAATGCCGTCCATTAGGTCGGTTACTGGATTTTCGTCCTCCCTAAACTCTACCCTTCCTCCCAAAATGTATTCTCTTGCTTTTAATCCATTTAAACGTATGTTATAGCTATCAACGATTGTTTTAATAAGCCTTTTGGTAATCGGGTAATCCACCTTTTGTAGAAAGGTTAGTATCAGCTCGTTGTTGTGGAAATTGAAAGCTCTTCTTACATTGTCAAAGGTATCCTTGGGGTCGGTTGAACCGGGATAAGCGGTGGTTCGCGTCCCCCAATATACCAGCCCTTTTGAAGTTCTTACTACCGTAGTAGCACCTTGCCCCGCAAGGTAGTTTGCCATGTCAAGGTCTATCAGGGTATCTACGTGGGTGTAGGCTGTATTTTTGTTGGATATAGTATGGAAGGGATAATTATCGGTTTCCACATCTAAACGAGCGTAGAGAAATGCGGCATCGGTATCGGGGTGGATTACAAGGTCACCATCGTAACCTTTTGCATATATGAACTTTCCGAAAGGATTTCTTAGGTTGTTTGAGGTTAAGTAGTCATTGATATCTGTTGGTTTTACGCTGTCCGTGTCTGCGGAAAAGATAGCTAAGGCTTTAAAATGGCGATTTATCGTAGAGGCTTTTGAAAAGAGGGCGCTTGCAACGGCGGGATTTTGGGAAAATTTAGGTGCTATTAAGATGGTCGGAACTATACCGAAGCGGGGATAAACATCATCCACCGTTTGTAATCCAGTCTTTTTGAGCGTGTCAGGGTCAACAGTTCCTATTACATCGTCAGAAGTCACTAAGGTAGGGTCGGGATTACCATTGGAGTCTTTATGCAGTTCAGGGTTGAAAACATTTACTGCAACAAAAGGGGCTACCCCTCTTTTTCGGAAAGCTATATGCGCTACTTCACAGAGGGTGTATTTTTCAAAATCCTCATTCCATCCAAAGGTTTCTACAAATTGTTCAAAAGTGGTAATCAATTGAGGTTCATTTACGGGGCCTTCGGGAGCGGTTCCCACCGCAAAAACTATCGTTCCGGTTCTTACCGGCGGGATTAAGGAAGTAGGAACTTCTATAACCTTGACACCTCTTTCGTAGGTCATTAATCGGGAAGATTACTGTTTTGCAAAAGGAATAGGGGGAAGTAATTCCTCTCTTAGGTTTCCTTTGTGTGCTGTTTTAAAAACTCCCAAAGTGCAGAGCGGGGAACGAGGATAATTCCCTGAACTTTAAGGGCGTGTAATTCACCCCTTTCTATCCATTTTCTAACGGTTCTCGCCTTCGTTCTTAGAAATTGTGCTATTTCCGAAACCCGAAGGCAGGGTTTATCTTTTGTATATTCAACGAATTCTAACATCAAATAAGGGTCCAATTCTAATCTCTTGGGCATTATTACCGCCCCTCGGTGATTATAACAAAGTTGACTTGCGGTTGCAACTTTCCTTCGTTATTTTCTTCAAACCAAACTTTCGTTACTTTTGCTCTCGGTTCCCATTTTTCTACCGCGGAAATTATTTCCGCAATTAGTTTTTGTTTCGCCACCGGTGTAGGATTATCCAAAAGGTCTAAACTTATTCCGAAATCCCTATTCAGCGGAATACTTCCTTTTTGTGTAGCCAAAAGAAACCTTATGTTCTGATGGACTTCTTCCTCCAAAGTTTTAGGTTCCAAGACCCACATGAGGAACCTCCTTCAGCTTTAGGGAAACTTCCACGGAAATAAGCTTTCCGTCTTTTGTAGTCTCTCTTACTTCAGTTCGGATTTCTTCTATCGCAAA